AACATTTCGCACATGGTAGAAGCCCTGGCGAAACTGATATCCGCCAGGGCTGGGCTTGAAGTTAATTAATTATTCTTCTGTGGGTTTGTTGATTGTTTTTACAATCGTATTAAAGAAATTTGTAACTTCTTCAGCTGTTGCAGTTGCAGTCGCACGCTTATCAATTAAGTCGTTCTGAATAGCGAGTTCTGTAAATGTTTTTGCAAGCTGATATTTTGCAGATTCATTAACACCCATGGATCATACCTCCTTTCTTTAGACTCAGGCATGGCAGTGCCCTGTGAATAAAGTATAAGAGCTGAGAACATAAAAAACAATATGCACAAGATGATTCGACAGATATCGAGAAAACTTGATAAGTAACCATAATCATAAGAATTTCATACCATATCACAGGGAGGTGAGGCCGTGAAGAAGATAGAGTTTATTACCAGAATACAGGTTAATGGTGTAAAAGAGGAGGTATCAGGTGCAAAAGCATCTGAGATTATCCGAGAACGTGTGGAAAACGCATTGCAGGCAATGAACTATGAGAAGAGAGCTGCCGGATAAGGGCGGCAGGGGGGACAAGCAGGAGAAAGATATGGATCATAAGATTCTCTGACGGAACAATCGGCTCCTGCTACGGCGCCCGATCGGGAGCCGCGGAGATAGCAGAACTCCGGAAAGAAGATTATGGAGGATCCTACACGATGGAGGGAGAGATATGACAGAAAAACAAGTCAGCAGATACATAGATCTGGTACACAGAAGAACGTACATTCTTACACATAGTGGAGTCGACTGGAAACCGGAGTATGCTTCTGAGACGGAACAGATCCACTGCGAACTGGAAATATTACGTCCGCTGGTGGAACAACTCAGAAGTAAAACTGCATAGGAGGGAGGTGAGAATGATGGCGAGAGAACTTAACATTTCCCTGATTATAGGGATTGTTGTGGCAATCCTTCCGGTATGGCAATGGGATTCCGGAATAGAGCTTCTGATCAGCGTTTTTACGATCACGGGAATTGCATTTGGAATAATCCTGTGGTTGGAGGATAAGAAGACAAAGAAAAAGAACCCCACAGCGGCAACTGTAAAGGTTCGGTAATTAAATGGTGCTGTATGAAATAACAACTATATTTAGTATATCATACAGCGCCTGAAAGTCAAGATGCAGGCAGGGACCACCTGCTATATTTTTGACCTTTTTTGAGAGCTACAGAGGTATCAAGTACCTCTTGGGAGCTCGATTAAGCGTATTAGAGTTACGACGAGGTGCTTATGAGATACAAGGTACTATGCGGATACATAAGGCAGAGATGGGACTGTGGTGACACAGTAGAGATTGAAGAAAAACACACTGGGAAGTATGGAGCCAGAGGACAGACCAGAGAGAAGAAGAGGAAAGCCACTCCGGAAGAGATAAAAAAACATAATCAGTGGAAACGGGAAAGGGATGTCAGGAGGTTGATCAAGTGGAATTTCCGTGAGAGGGACTACTGGATCACTCTTACATATCCGAAAGATTACAGACCGACGTGGGAAGAAATGAAGGACCATGCCGGAAAACTGGTCAGAAAGATGCGAGAAAAATATAAAAAACAGGGATGGACCTTAAAGTACATATACCGTCTTGCAATCGGATCCAGAGGTGGCAGACACATCCACATCCTGCTCAATCGTGAATCCAATGAAAAAACAGCTACAGATCTGATAATCACAGATCTCTGGGAACAACAGTGGGGACACGGACATGTTAATTTCCGCACTACTTACAGCGAGGGTGGATATAAGCAGCTTGCAGAATACCTCACGAAGCCCCTGGAAGAATGGGAACCAGACGAGGTTAAACGATATCATCCATCCAGAAACCTTATCCGCAAGGATCCTGAAGTTGACGAGATTAAAAGAAGAAGTTTGGTTGACCTTGATGGAAAACCAAGGATGCCAAAAGCACCGAAAGGATACTACGTGGATCCGGAAAGCATCGAAGTCGGCATAAATCCGATAACTCATTATGCTTACCGCCATTACACGCTGATCAAGATTAAGAAGAGGGAATAAAACATGTGGAAAGTAGATATCTACCTGGAAACTGACAGTACATTCCAGGGAAAACGAGAAAGAAAATGCGGATATGTCCTCTCTACTATGGTTGGAAACGAGGAAAAGACAAAGGAAAACTTCGGAATCTCGAATGGGACATACCACCAGTCTGTCCTTATGGCACTTATCGAGGCTCTTTCCAGGATGAATGTTTCCTCAGAAATCTGTGTACATACACAGGATAGCTACGTAGCGAGCAGGCTTCTGAAACTGGAAGAGATGGCAGGAGAAGGCTGGCGAGATTCAAAAGGTGAACTGATCAAGAATGCTGCCGAATGGGAGCAGGTCTATCGTCTGATCCATGCTTTTCCAGAAGCACACAAAATGACCGCGCGATTTGAGAAACACAGTTATTCCACGTGGTTACAGGAGATGATGAAGAAGAATGAATGTGGAAGAATTATGGGGCAAGGCCTGGAGTCTGCGACCAGAGCAGAATCCAATGACAATGGAGTTTCTAGGGATGATTGTCCGTAATGGAGTGAGATACAGATATTACAGAGATGAAGGAGGCGAAATACTGTATGACAGCGAACCGGAAGAAGGAAAGCCGGAATGGATGCTCCGCGCTGACAGAGCATCAAGAAAGAGACATGGAATATATTCTTAAAAAATAAAGAAAAAAGGGGAACTATGTATGAGAACAATAGCAATCATTAATCTGAAAGGCGGCGTGGCCAAGACCACATCTAGCATTAACATTGCCTATATCCTTACCACACGTGGATATAAGGTTTTACTGGTGGATAACGACAAGCAGGGAGACTGCTCCCGTGGATTAAACCGCCGCACTTCAGATGGAGACGGTATTGATCGGATCATGACGGATCGCCATCCGGACATGAGCCATCTGATCCATAAAACTGACTATGAGGGGCTGGACATCATCACCGCAAATCTTGGCCTTCTGACTGCGAACATGGAAGTGACCATGGATCGTGTACGCCCACAGCAGAACCGACTGAAAAAAGCATTGCAGCAGGTAGCTGATCAGTACGATTTTTGCGTCGTAGATAATGCTCCGGATATCAATATCTCTGTGATAAATGCACTGACAGCCGCGAATGACGTCCTCATTCCTGTAGAAGTAGACGATAACACCCTGGAAGGCATGAACGAGCTCCTGGACCAGATCCAGGAAGTGAAGGAAGAACTGAATCCGGACCTGCAGAACGTCCGCTGCTTTGTGAGCAAGTACCAGAAAGGGAACCAGGCACACATTCAGGGAGCAGAGATCATCAGAGAGCAGTATCCGGCTATGGATACAACAATCCGCTTTTCTGGTGTAGTGGCAAGGAGCACATTCATGCGTATGCCGGTGGCTCTTCACAGCTCCCGATCAGCGGCAGCAGAAGACTATGAAGCACTGGTTACGGAGTACTTGAATATGATCGGAGGTGTACAGGATGGCGAAATTTGATCTCAAAGGAATGCTCTCTGAGCGTTCTGCACAGGAAATAGACCTTCCGGAACAGAAGACGGTCTATCGCAATCCGGAAGACTTGATCCCTTCTAAGGATAATTTTTATTCAACGGAAGACACAGAGAAACTAAAACGGTCGATCAGAGCACTGGGAATCCTTCAGCCACTCCTGATTGAAGAAAGAGACGGAAAAGATTACCTCCTGGCTGGACACCGGAGAAGAAAGTGCTGCCTGGAGCTGATTAAGGAAGGTCTTGAACGATTTAAAAGAATCCCTTGCGTATATAAACCAAAGATTGAATTGAGCGCAGAAACCGAGACAGATGAGATTGTCCGGAAGATGGTGATCATCCAGTCCAACACCTACCGCGAGAAAACTGACTGGGAGAAGATGACGGAATCCCTACAGATGGAAGAACTGGTCAAGGAACTTCGCGAAAAGACAGATCTTGAAGGAAAGACCAGAGAGATTGTATCAGATCTCATTGGAGTATCATCCACTCAGATTGGAAGGTACCACAGTATCAGTTCTAACCTTTCTGGAGAACTTATGGACGCATTCAAACAGAATAAGCTGAACGTATCCACGGCAGCGGAACTTGCCGGCTTGAACGAGAAATATCAGAACGAAGCTTGTAAGCTCCTGTCAGAAGCCGGGCAGGTTACATTGAATGCAGCGAAACTCCTGAAAGCGCAGCAGGAACAGGAAAGAGATATTCCCGGGCAGATGACTATAGATCAGGCACTGCATCCTCATAAGACGGAAGAGATTAACACTCCTGTTCCGGTGGACATCCAGATTGACCGGTTCTACGAATCTCTCCGGAAGAACACAGAAACCTATGTGAAGAAATCAGATCTGAATATGACTACATACATGCTCAGCGCCCTGTACGGAACAGTACGTGTCCGAAACGGACACCTGAACTATCAGGGAAGTAAGGAAGGAATAATCTTCAATGTTGGTTCTGATCAGGAAGAACTGATGAGCTGGACAGACTTCTCGAAGAAATTGATCGAGAAATACGGAAAGAAACAGAAACCGGTCAAAATGGCAGCAGTGGACGAACCCGAAGAACTGACGATACAAGAAGTGATCACAATGTTCCATGATGAGTATCCAGAAATCTTTGCAAAGATGATGCGGGCAATCAGACCGGCAAAAAATAATCAGGAATCAGCATTTATGGCACAGAAAACACTTGCTCCAAACGGATTCCGTGGATTTAGTGGTCCGAGAATGATGAGCTGCGATTTTCGGAGCTTGTCAGCAGGCACGAAATTTGAATATAAAGGAAGAACACTGAATACAAGCTATAGATATTTAGCCAGTCAGGCGAGACTTGTGTACGATCCTTTTTCTCCTGAATTTGATGATCTGGAAGATCAATCAGCAGCAGGAGTACCGGACAATCAGCAGCAGGACGATTTTGTTAAAGACACCAAAATCGAGGAACGTATTGTTGGACTCAACAATACGTCCGATTATTCTGGAAATATTACCGAGATGGCACCAGCAGGTAGCTCTGAAACATCGATACAGCCACCATTGCCAGTCATGAAAAATAATGATCAGCGAAAAGAATGGCTGAGAAAATATAAAGAATGGGGACTGTGGTACACAGATGAACATATCGGAGCGAGGTACTACAAATATGATTTTGAAAACGGCACGCGTCTGATTGTAGAAGAATATGATCCGGAACCGGTTCACAACAGTCCGTGGACACCGAACGAACCGTACTACATGCATCTTGTAGGCGGACCTGAACCGGAAAGAAATAACGGAATGCCGAAATGGACGTATCATTCAAAATACAACAAGTATCCGAACAGCGAAACAGAACTTGTAGAGTTTCTGAAGGGGGCACAAAAATGAAGATTAAATGCACGGAATGCAAGTATCTGACAATGCGTTACAGATCAGGAGGGACTTGTTCTTCGTACGGACGGGGCGAATATTACTGCGAACATCCGGTCTCTGAAAGACTTCCAGCAAAGACTTTCGGAAACAGAGCAAGATGCTTTGTATGTTTCGGGACAAATGAACGTGAGACAAAACCAACAATAAAAACAACTCCCCGGTGGTGCCCGGAGAAAGGGAAAAAGAAATGAGAAGAACAAAAATGGACGAAATTGTTGAGAATATGGCGAATTACATCTGCGATCACATATGCCAAAAACCGAAAGAGATCACAGATACGGAAAAACTGGAAGACTACTGCACAGAAGAATGCGAGATAGGAAGCCATATCTGCAATATCCTGAATCAGTACAACGAGATCAATGATTTTGAGAATTCTGAACTGTACAAGATAATGACAAAACACCGGAACATTGTCCTGTGCAAAGAATGCCAGTATAGAATACACCACGATACCAGCGGATTTGACTTGTGCCGGATTAGCACAGGACTGAGCGGATTTTTGGGAGAAGGTGACGGCTGCAGCAGAGGACTAAAGGTGTCCGAATCGGACACATAAATAACGGGTGCTATCTAAAATCACATATATCACACACAGGAGAGAGGAACTGTATAATCCTCTCTCCGGAAAGGAGTGAAACATGGATCAGGAAGGATTGATGTTTCCAAAAACACAGAAGAAACGAAAGAAAAGAATGAAACATCCCAGGAGCATCCTGCATGAGAAAAATGGGACATGTTATCTCTGCATGCTCCTGGATGGAAATCATAAGAAACATCTGCTCTTGGATGAGCATCATATATTTGGAGGTCCCAACCGGATGCATTCCGAAGAAACAGGGTTAAAGGTCTGGCTTTGCCTGGACCATCATACGATGGGAAATCTGGCAGTACATAGATGCTCTGACACCATGAGACTGATGCACCGGATCGGGCAGCGGGAATTTGAGAAGACATACAGCCGGCAGCAGTTTATAGAAATTTTTGGAAAGAGTTATTTATGATGATGGAGGAACAGGATGGAAGATAAAACATGTAAAACCTGCGTTGATAATGAGGATGGATTCTGCGACAGAAAAGGAATCCTGGTAGAGGACGATGATCAGTGTACTGATCATAAACCCGACTGGAGAGAATCCATGATGCGTAATTTCCTGAGAGGACACTGATATGGGGAGAACAGATCTTAGACCAGATATCACAAAAGAAGTTTTGGAAGAATACATACGAAAAGGTTATTCGCAGAACCGCATAGCGATAACTCTTGGTACTACCCAGTCGACCATATTTAACAAACTCAAAAAATATGGTCTTCAGGTTCAAAAGACCAGGCCAAGTAACTATGACGAAAAAGCTCTGATCAAACAGCTTCAGAACGGATGGACTACGGAGCAGATAGCGAGATACTTCGGCGTTTGCACCGGCACTGTTGGGAGCTGGATCAGTAAGAACAAGCTTGGAAAGTACAGAAAAGCATCACCAAAGAAATTTGATACCAAACTTTGTAATACCTGTATATATGGCACAGGAAAGAAGACAGACATGGACAGATGCAATTACTTATCCATCACCGGTCATTCCCGAAACAAGGGCCAGCCAGAAGATGGATGCTCTAAATATGCGAAAGGAAGAAAAATACGTGAAAGAAAAGGAATGAAATTGTGAAAGGCGGTGGAGATGAATGAGAGAGATTCTTTTCAAGGGAAAACGGATTGATAATGGAGAGTGGGTGGTTGGACAATATGTAAATACATGTTATCCGGGAAATGGTAAGGAGACAGGGCACTTCATTGTCGTGTATCCAAATGAATACCATGAAATTTACACATCCACCCTCTGCCAGTTCACAGGGCTTTGTGACAAGAACGGGAAGAAAATTTGGGAAAATGATATTCTCATGTGTCATGGAAATTCAGAAGACCTTGTAAAAGTGGCATTTGGAGAATTTGGTGTAAGAAATATTGAAACAGGGACCATAGTAGATAAAGTTGTCGGATGGCATTATGAGATTATTCCGACAGATGCAATCAGCAGATGTGAACCATTCTGCTGGTCAATGCCGCTGACAGAAGATTATATCGAAAGATGCGAAATGGAAGTAGTTGGTAATATTTTCGACAATCCAGAATTATTAAAGAAGAAATCAGATGAGTAAATTGTATGTAAGTGTTGGCATGAGCTTATCAATTGATTATGACGATATTGAAGCCGATACAAAAGAAGAAGCTGAGGAAATAGCAAAAGCACGAGCATCAGAAGATATTGACTACAATAACTGCAATTGCGAAGTTGACAATATGAGCGTGTGGTCTAGTTTTGAGGAGGAATCAAATGAGTGAATCAATGTTAGTGATAAATACGCCAGAACGATGTATAGATTGCGAAATCGGACAGAATTATAGCAACATTATAGAAACCTGTGTTTCTTGCCCGATTGCAGGAAAGTCAGCGTTAGACGGAGAAGCAGAATCAATCCCTGATTGGTGTCCATTGAAGCTATTACCGGAGAAGGACACAAAAAACCATTTCCCGGACGAATTTGAAGATGGGTATGCTATTGGTTGGAACGCTTGCATTGACGAGATTACAGGAGATGACTGACATGACATACAAAAACAGTGAAGGGTATCCGGATCCGACATCAGGTAAGGCAATCAAGGCAGCAGGACATATGCCGACACATATTTATAATGCATACACAGTTCTGAACAACACTGCCGGGTTGCTGGGTTTAGAGATAACGGGTATCCGGGACAAGAAAACCAAGAAGGAATGGAAACGAGGAGGCTGACATCATGGATAAGAGAATTCTGGAAGAATACATAGATGCATGCGAGGTGATCAAGGAAGCAGAAGCAGAAATCCGCAAACTCGAATCGAAAAAAAGTATCACGGCAAATGAAACGGTATCTGGAAGTAATCCGGAATTCCCTTACAACCCACAGCACTTTAAAGTACAGGGAACGACATATTCTTACTCCGATGATGTCAGAATCAGACAGAAGAAAGAGATCCTGAGACAGAAGAAAGAGAAGGCGGAGCAGCTGAAACTGCAGGTTGAAGTCTGGTTGATATCAATTCCATTCCGGATGCAGCGGATTATTAAGTACAAGATCTTCGAGGAAATGACTTGGCAGCAGGTAGCAGATCGGATGGGGCGAAGAGGAACAGCAGAGAGTATCAAGAAAGAATTTCAAAGATTTTTTGAAAAAAATTAAAGTTTGTCCCAAATGTCCCACATGTCCCGATGAAAGATGCTATAGTATATCATGAACGAATTGGAAATATCCAAGACGTTCAGTTTTCTTTTCTCATATGTATCTTCCCCAAAGATATTGATGAACCACAGTCCTGATCTCTGGTGGTGCTCAGATCAGGACATACCGGAATATAGCTCAGTGGTAGAGCAACTGGCTTATATCCAGCGTGTCGGTGGTCCGATTCCATCTGTTCCGATCGCGTGACTTAAACGCGACTTACGCATATAACTCCAAAAGAGGCGGAGCCGGCAGCAGGCTCCGCCTTTAAAATATTCAGGTGTCCAACTCGGACACCTTTTATATTGCCAATTTTCATACAGCGTGCACAGCACCAGCACTTACATACTTTAGGCATGGGAATCACTGTATGTAAGTGTTAGCACCTCCTTTCGTCACGGTAGCAATCGGCTGTCGTGTATGGTGCTGGCAGGACTGTATTTCATATAACAGAAAGTAGGTGAGCCTGAGTGACAAAAAAACAAAAGATATTTGCAGATGAATACCTGATAGATCTTAATGCCACAAGGGCTTACAAGGTAGCATATCCGTCTGTAAAGAAGGATGAAACAGCGGCAGCAGCTGCAGCAAGAATGTTAAGAAATGTTAAGGTTGCAGATTATATCCAGAAAAGGATGCAGGACCGCCAGAAACGCACAGAAATAACACAGGACAGGGTTCTAGAAGAGTTGGCAGCCATTGCTTTTGCCAGGGCGACTGATTTTGCAGAGGTAAAAGACGGATGCGTGATCATAAAAGACACGGCAGGACTGACAGAACAGCAGATTAAAGCCATTGCCGGAATAAAAGAAGGCAAGTTTGGTATTGAACTGAAATTGAATGATAAAGAAAAAGCACTGGAGCTTCTTGGCCGTCATCTTGGAATGTTTAGGGACAGACTGGAGGTTTCCGGATTGGAAGATGAAAAGAAGAAACTTGATGACATTCTGGAACAGATGCGTGGTGGTGGATAGTGAGCACTGAACGTCTGGTACTTTCGGAAAAATATAAAGCATTCCTAAGATGCGATGCACCGGTCGAGTTCCTTGAAGGCACGACTGCAGCGGGCAAGACAACCGTCGGGCTGTTTAAGTTTATGTGCAAGGTTGCGGAATCACCAAAGAAACTGCATATCCTGGCAGCAGATGATACGGGAACTGCAGAAAAGAATATCATCAACAAAGACCTTGGCATTTTGGATGATTTCGGAATATTGGCAGAATACAAAGGCAATGGATCCGGAGAATACAAGATGCCACACATCCTGTTTCATACGTCTTCCGGAGACAAGATTATCTTCGTGATTGGCTATGGAAACAAGAGCAAGTGGAAGGATGCACTGGGTGGCCAGTACGGATGCCTGTACATCGATGAGGTCAATACAGCGAATATTGATTTTGTTCGTGAAGCATCTATGCGCTGTGATTATCTTATGGCAACCCTTAACCCTGATGATCCAAGCCTTGACGTGTACAAGGAATATATCAATTGCAGCAGACCTCTTCCTGAATGGGAAGACGGCACACCGCAGGAAATCAAAGACGAGCTGAAAGAAGAACCAAAACCCGGATGGGTACATTGGTTCTTTTCTTTTGACGATAATGCCGGTCTTCCGGAAGAAAAGAAACAGAGAATCATACAGAATACTCCGAAGGGAACAAAGATCTGGAAAAACAAGATTGAGGGGCTGAGAGGTAAAGCAACTGGTCTGGTATTTCCAAATTTCCTCAGAAAGAAGCATGTTGTTTCTGAGAAATGGGTCAGGTCCCAGATGGCAGCAGAAAAGATCAGATTTAAAAAGTTTACTTGCGGACTTGATACTTCATACTCATCCAAGTCCCCGGACACGATTGCAATGATGTTCCAGGGGATTACGGAAGACAGGAAGCTGATTACACTTGCTGAGAAGGTATACAGCAACAAAGATCTGGATCAGCCACTTGCACCATCAGATACAGCTGTAAAGTTTATAGATTTCCTGGAAAGATGCCGCAAAGACTGGGGATTTGCAAAAGATACGTTTGTTGACTGTGCAGATGCAGCAACAATCACAGAATTGCGGAAGTATAAGCG